CCAAATGACCTTAGTGCTTTACCAAATCCCGTTGCTTGTACAAAGTCTTCTACACGCTGTTTTGCGCCAGATACTAACCCTGTAATATTTTCTGAACCAGCAAACTCAGCCACCGATGCTGAAGGATCAACACTGCTACGACTGTTAGATCTACGTTGTGCTCTACCCGCTGGCCCGCTTGTGCCACCTTGTGTAACAGCGTTACCATTACTATCCCTTACTGGATTACCATTACCGTCTACTACTGCCATAATTAACCTCTTTTATATAAAGTATTTAGTTGACTTTATTAACGTAGTAGTTTATAATATACATAACAACTGGAGAAAAAATGAAAAAAGTCAATTATTTAAATAACAAAGATATACTGTTAGAGATACATAGATCCAAAGCTACCTTTTGTAGTTATGTGGATCCTGAGTACAATCAATACGATGTGATTCTACTTGGTGTAGATAAGATTAACAGACTAACTATTGCGGAAGCAAAGCGTAACAAAGCTAAAAGACTAAGTCAAAAAGCATTTGAAGCGTCAAAATTAGCTGGTAAGAAAATAAAACAAGCAGAGTGTGAAGTAGACTATAAAAAGATTACCAAAGAAGAACTTATCTTTCGAGTTATGACTTACGACCACATTCCGGAAGAGCCCGGACGAAAAAAGAATCCAAAGACAGTAGCAGACACGAAGGTAAAATTAAACTTTCCACCATTTAACCATTACAAGTATAACGAACACGACGAACTTATACTAGTAGGTAAAAGTCATTGGGAAGGCGGCATGGATAATGGCAATTTTACATTGAAAGGTGGCAAGGCAACTAACAAACTTGCAAACATGTGGCTAAAACTATGTGAAAGATATGCTACAAGAGGCAATGTACGTGGATATACTTACAACGACGAAATGAAAGGTCAAGCTATATTACAATTAGCACAAATTGGCTTACAGTTTGACGAATCTAAGAGTGCTAATCCTTTTGCTTATTACACTGCGGCTGTAACAAATTCCTTTGTAAGAGTTATTAATATCGAAAAGCGTAATCAAAATATACGAGATGACATTTTAGAAATGAATCACTTAAATCCTAGCTACACTAGACAATCCCAGGGAGAATGGGAAAATCAAATGAAACGTGAAGCAAATAGAGTTAAAAAATAGTTGACTTCTGAGGCACAATCAAGTATAATAAAAGATAAGCTAACTAAGGATAACATACATTGTTTAAAAAAGCGGCAGTTTTTACCGATATCCACTTAGGATTAAAAGGTAATAGCAAAGTTCACAATCAGGACTGTGAAGACTTTATTGACTGGTATATTAAAGAAGCACAAGCTGCCGGTTGCGAGACTGGCATCTTCTGCGGAGACTGGCATCATAATAGAAATAGTTTAAACTTAACTACTATGGATGCTACTATTCGTAGTATGGAAAAGCTAGGAGCTGCCTTTGAGCAGTTCTTCTTCTTTGATGGTAATCACGATTTGTATTACAAAGACAAACGTGATGTTAACAGTACAGCATTTGCTAAACATATTCCGGGTATTACATTTATCGACGAAATTACTACAATTGAGGACGTTACTATTGTTCCTTGGTTAGTAGGCGACGAATGGAAGAAACTTAGAAAGTTAAAAAGCAAATATGTTTTTGGGCATTTTGAGTTACCTAGCTTCTATATGAACGCTATGGTACAAATGCCCGATCACGGCGAGTTACGTGCAGAAGACTTTAGTAATCAATCATATGTGTTTAGTGGACACTTCCACAAACGTCAGCAACAAGGTGTAGTACATTACTTAGGTAATGCATTTCCGCACAATTATGCTGATGCATGGGATGACGACCGTGGCATGATGATACTTGATAGAGAAAATGATAAAGAACCTGTGTATCTTAACTGGACAGACTGCCCTAAGTATAGAACTGTTGGGCTGAAGAAGTTATTAGAAGATACTGATAACATTATTAAACCCAATATGTATTTGCGTGTTACTATAGATGTTCCAATTTCTTTTGAAGAAGCAACGTTTATTAAAGAAACATTCGTTACACAATATAAGTGTAGAGAGATAGCACTTATTCCTCAAAAACAAATGGAAGAAATATCAACAGATATCGACATACAACATTTTGAAAGTGTAGACCAGATTGTAAGTGGTGAAATATCTGCTATTGAATCTGAAAACTTTAACAAAAAGATGCTATTGGACATTTATAACGAACTATGATACGTATTAAAGATTTAACCGTAAAGAACTTCATGAGTGTTGGTAATCAGACTCAAGCAGTTGATTTTAATAAAGAACAACTGACCCTTGTGCTAGGTGAAAACTTAGACCAAGGCGGTGACGATAGTGGAAGCCGAAATGGTACAGGTAAAACTACTATCATTAATGCACTAAGCTATGCATTGTACGGTGTTGCTCTTACAAACATTAAAAGAAACAACTTAATTAACAAAACTAATTCAAAAGGTATGCTAGTTACGCTACACTTTGAAAAAGACGGACAGGATTATAGGATTGAACGAGGACGTTCGCCTAATGTGCTTAAATTCTTTGTTAATAATCAAGAGCAACAAATGACCGACGAGTCGCAAGGTGACAGTCGCAAAACACAAGAAGAAATTAATACATTGTTAGGCATGTCACACGATATGTTTAAACATATTGTTGCGCTGAATACATACACAGAACCGTTTTTAAGTATGCGCACTAATGATCAACGAGCTATTATTGAACAGTTGTTAGGTATTACAATATTGTCTGAAAAAGCCGAAGGCTTAAAAGAACAGATGAAATTGAGCAAGGATGCAATTACTCAAGAAACACTTAAAATCGAAGCAATACAAAGTGCCAATGGTAAAATTGAAAGTACAATTGAGAGTTTAAGAAAAACACAACGAGCCTGGATATCAAAAAAACAACAAGACGTTACAAAGCTATCTAAAGCAATCGACGAGTTAGAACACTTAGACATTGATGTTGAACTAAATTCTCATGAAAGATTGCAGAACTGGACAGCGCATAATAATGCTATTTTGGCTCTTAAAAAAGAATTAAGCACATTAGAACCAGCACTACAACGTGCAGACAGGTCTGTTGAAAAGGCACAAAAAGATATCGCAGATTTAGATGATGCTACTTGTTATACTTGTGGTCAAGAACTACATGCAGACAAAAAAGCAGAAATAGCAGATCGTAAAACTAAAGAACTTGCTGATGCTATTGCATACCAGTCTGAGATTACTACTAAGGTAACTGACGTTGTAAAGGGCCTTAAAGACATAGGCGACATTAACGGCAAGCCTACTACGTTCTATGAAACTGCTAAAGAAGCATTTGATCATCGGCAAAATGTTGACAGTTTAAAACAAGCTCTAAGTACAAAAGAAACTGAAAATGATCCGTACGAAACACAGATCAACGAACTTAACAACTCAGCTATGCAAGACATTAACTGGTCTACAGTTAATGAAATTACAGATTATAAAGAGCATCAAGAATTCTTACATAAACTATTAACTAATAAAGATAGCTTTATACGTAAAAAAATTATTGAACAAAACTTGGCGTACTTAAATAATCGTCTTACATACTATATTGTAAAACTAGGTTTGCCGCATCAAGTAGTGTTTCAAAACGACTTAAATGTTGAAATTACTCAATTAGGTCAAGACTTAGACTTTGACAACTTATCACGTGGTGAACGCAATAGACTTATACTTGGTATGAGCTTTGCATTCCGTGATGTTTGGGAAAGTTTGTATCAAAACATTAACTTATTGTTTATCGACGAGTTAATTGACAGTGGCATGGATACTGCCGGAGTTGAAAGTTCTCTAAGTGTTCTTAAGAAGATGGGCAGAGAACGAGAAAAAAATGTATATCTTATATCACATAAAGATGAACTTATCGGACGAGTTAATCATGTGATGCGAGTAGTAAAGGAAAATGGGTTCACAAGCTACGCAAACGATATTGAAATAATAGAATAGGAATTTTATGATTGATTTTATAATATTTGGAATAGTCGACAATGCAATAATGATCTTAGGAGCCATGACAGGGTTATCTATTGAAAAGTATTTGCCTAAGGCATTTCAAAAGGGAATTGGAACAGTAATTGGTGCAGGTATCGGCAATGCTGTGAGTGATTTTATGGGTGGTGCAACTACAGCAAGTTGGGAATTAGCATTTGGTACAGCATTTGGTTGTATTATAGGTCTTGTTTTTATTCCACTATTCAAAAAAATCCAAGACATGTATATTGAGAGAAAATAATGAAAATTGGTGTTAGAGGAAGTAATTTAGCACTTGCATACGCAAATCGTGTGTGCAATGAACTTCCGTGCGATACTGAAATTGTTGTTATTAAAACTGCCGGTGACTTAAATCCAGATGTGCCTATTCACGAAATAGGCGGTAAGGGAGTGTTCTGTAGCGCAATTGAAGTTGCGCTACATAATAAAGAAATTGACGTTGCAGTACACAGTTTAAAAGACATGCCCGGTGAAGAACATCCTGACTTAATTATTGCTGCAATGCTTAAACGTAATAGTCCACATGATGTACTTTTAGGGAAAATTAGTTTTGGGTGTACCATAGGAACTAGCAGTCCAAGAAGAATTGCACAGCTAACAGAATTATATAAAAATTTAGATATTAAAATAAAACCCATTCGTGGTAATATTGATACTAGATTAAAAAAACTTGACAATGCGGAATATGATGCTATAATACTAGCTGAAGCAGGATTAAAAGCGTTAGATATTAGACGTACATGGATGAGAATTCCTACTATTCCTGCCGTTGGGCAAGGAGTAATTGCGTTGCAAACTAGAAAAGACGATATTGAAGTTATTAACATTGTTAAAAAAATTAATCATGCAAAAACATTTGCTCAGGCGCAAGTTGAACGTGCATTTTTAAAAGGCATGGGAGGCGATTGTCATACGGCACTAGCAGCACATGCAACAGGAAGTGACCCTATTACGCTACGGGCAGTGTATTATGATTAATGATGATATACACGACCAATTAACCAAAGCGTATATGGAGTATTTTAAAGAAAATGACAAATTTGAAGCTCGTAATTCTGTGCGTACACACGCTTCTGTAAGAAGATGGTTACGTGAAATACGAAGATTAGCAAAACTACGCATGGAAGAAATACACGAAAAACATGTAACAACTAAAAAAACCATAAAAGGCAATAAAACTGAATAGGCACGGTAAGTATACTCATGCAGTGGACTTACGAAGGGAAGACAATAGACACAATACCAGACGAGTATGAAGGCTTTGTTTACCTCATTACCAACACCACTACAGGCCAAAAATACGTAGGCAAAAAACTAGCAAAATTTAAAACTACTAAGCCACCACTTAAAGGCAAAAAAAATAAAAGACGCGGCACTAAAGAATCAGACTGGAAGACATATTATGGTAGTTCAGACAGATTAAATG